TTTAAGCACTGAATTAGGTTCGTTAATAATAGCGTAAAAGGGGTTTTCGACGATGGCAACCGTGGCTTTCGGCAAAACTATTTCTCGCCGTGTTCCTGTTCCTTCATCATACACGGAAACCCGCACATGCTTTGGATACCAAGATACGATTTTTCCGGTCCTCATTGACTCAATATCATAAGAACCCTTAAGCGGATCTACGGTAGTGTCTACAGGAACAATAGCCACGCTGCCTTCGTCGAACATTGAAAGAACTACATCTTGCATGAACGCATCTGCTGTTTGATCAAGGTTTGCAGAAAGTCTAAGTCTTTCATTAAGATCAGATTTCATGTCATCCTCGTATCTACCATTCTCGTCAAGCCTTACATGTGAGTATGTAAGGCCTGCTACGTCCATCGAGATGCGGTTGAATATTGCTTGTGCTATGGAACGCTCATTATTACCATATAGGAGTCTTCTATCAGGTCTATATGAGTAACTGTTTCCGATTTCTACATAACCGGTTCTCTCAATCTCACGCTCACCATTTCTGAAGGCGTTCCATGCATTTTTTATTCTATCGCTTAGTGACATTGATAGAACCTCCTAATATTTAGTTAATTGCCAGGTGTCTTGAACCAGTTTACATAATCACGATACTCAGTTCCTATTCCTGCGGAAAGCAGTAACGCTCTAGTGGCTTCTTGTCCAAGTGTAGTAGTCTCATTATTAACATTTTTGATTTTAATAGATGATTTAGAGCCAAATAAGTTTTTTGTAAGTTCTTCTACTTCTTTTTTGTATTCTTTATAGGTGTTTTTGTGTGCTTCATATAAAGAATCTTTGTCGGTACCATTATCTTTAAGGAATCTTTGGAAAGCCTCTTTATATGCTTTGTCTGCTGCCTTATCAGCTATGCTTGAAATTTCAAGGTCAATGCGTTCTCTATACTCATGGTCATTGGAATACTCCGGAGAAGAAATATCCGATTTATACGGGCCCTCCCTTAGGCGCTTTGTCTCTTGCCATTCGGCCTCATCATAGGCTAGCCAAGCATCTCTTTCCGCATCACGCTCTAACTGCTGGAACTCCATAAGTTTCTTATAATTGGAAGAGGTGTCCTCAAAATTTAGAACTTCTTTGCTTTCTCTCATACGGTTTATGGACTGCCATGAATTGAGCTTTCCTACAGACTTATAATATCTTTTTCTTCCTTCTGGAGTTAAACTACCATCTTCGTTCTGAAAGCGCCTGACACCCCACTTTTGACCTAAGATTCCATGATGGGCGAGGTAATCGTTGTCATAATCTGTATAGTTATATGTCCACATGAAAATCACCTCATTACGGAGTGGCCAGTCTTAACTGACCAGGATGGTTGCGAAGAATATCAGCCGCGGATTTAAAAAGGCCATCACTATCTCTGAAAGTTTCAAAGACAGTTTTTCCAGCACTTGTTCTTGCGGCTTTCGGAACATCTTTAGCTTTGACAAAAGCGGCCTTTACGGACTCACCGGCGGACTTTCCCGCGCCTGAGTTCTTAGCTTTAGAGAAAAGACCTTTTAGGACATTGAATCTACTTTCAGCATCTCTGCCTTTTGATCCAATGTCAACCTTTGGTCTATTTCCTGAGGACGAGGCAGTGGCAGTACCTTTGCTGAATACTCCGGCTTTTCTTGCAACAGCAAAGCCAAGAACTGCAGTAGTGGCGGCAAGGCCTATAGCAATAGCTTTAACTGTTTTTTGAGCTTTTTCATTGGTTTCAGCCTGAAGTCTTTCCTCTCTGGCACTCTCAATCTCAGCTTTTTCTACCCTTTCGGCAGACTTATTTTCCGCAGCTTCATTCTTGAGTTTCTGCTTTTCAAGCTTGTACTCACGCTTCTGCTGCTTAGCGAGCATCTTATTCTGGTAGTCGGTTTCCTGTCTTGTTCTAAGCTCAGCGTCACGCTTTTCTATATCACGTTTCTGAGAGGCGGAAAGCTCGTTATAAGTCTTAACACCGTAACGCTTTCTACCCAAAGGGGTCAGAGTACCGTCATCATTCTGGAAGCGTCTAATGCCCCATTTTTGACCTAAGATACCATGATGAGCAAGGTAATCTTCGTCGATGTCAGATTGCTTTATAAAGTCCTTAAGAGCATCCTTAAGATCTTCCGCAAAGTTTTTAGTTTTAAATTTGGAACTCTTTACCTGGTTAATAATCTGATCATGGAATGCATTTTCCAAATCCTCGGCCTTCATATTCTTTCGGGCATTTCTTAATGCGTCCGAGGCTTTCTTACCCCATTCGATTTCCTCTTTATTATTCCGATTTTTAACTATATTATAGATCTTATAACCAGCAAGTCCTGCTGCGGCAAGTGTAGCAACGGCTGCTAATCCAACCTTAGCCTTATTAGCGGTTTGATTAAGAAGTGAAGCATCAGTTTTGTTCTTTGAATAGTTACTTTCAATGTTGTATCTATCGGAGGCTCGCCTAAGATCTTCATTGGATAAAGTTTTGGGATTCTGCCTTGAAAGCTCATAGTCCGTTGAATAATTATCACGATAATATGCCCTTTTCCTAATCTTTCCAAGCTCTGTGTAGGTGCCGTCAGGATTTTGGTAACGACGTTGATACCACTTTTGGCCGCTGATTCCGGCATGCATAAGAGCTTGGGCTATCTCTTTTGTATTAATATCAGCCATTAGTTTCACCTCTTTTATTAATGTTGCGTTGTGGGTCAAATAGATGTATAATATGTACTCAGAGGTGAATACATATGAACTTGGTACAAATGAAATGCGAAAATTGCGGAGCGCAACTGAACCTCAACTTAGACAATATCCAAGCTTTTTGCCCATACTGTGGTACTAAGCTTATGATTGACTCGGATACTTTATCTAAGGTCTTAAAAGAAAGAGAAAAGACTAAACAGATTGAAGTTAAAGAGCAGGAGATGACTAAAAGAATGCAGGATAACCATAAAGCACGTTTTAAAAAGGACTTACTATTCTGGTTGGCCCCGCTTCTTTTTTTTCTTGCTCTCATGCTTATGGTGTGGTTCTTCTTAGGTCACTGATATGGTTCTATCTCTACGTTAAGTCTCCACTCAAATTCTGCTATCTGTCTGTTTATGGATTCTACGAGCGCTGCATTGATTGGCGGGTCAAACATCAGCCGAACTTTCAGATAAATGTAGGATTTGACCAGATTCACGTCGCCGTTTGGCAGGAAATCTGTCCATTCCTCAGTGTCTCCAGTTATAGAAAAGCCTTCTTTTGGTCCAACACCTAACTGCTTTAGAATCATAAACACAGAATTAATATGCATAATGATGTCTTCGTCGAAATCCGTGTATTCGGCTGTTATGCCGAGCAACTTTTTTATAGATGTGAGTATTGACGACATAAAATATCAGCCTCCTAATCAAATGCTTCTCTATTCATCTTATACGCTACGTATGCGTCCATAAGCGCTGCCACAGGGTCAATCTTCTGCTCGTGGCGACGCTTGTAAAGTTTCCTATTGCCATTTGTGTCCTCTAACGTTATGCAGTTACCCATTGCGTATGACATAATGTTCTCGTCAAAGAGAAGAAGGCGCTGCTCAGCTAATATCTTGAGCTCTCCTAATGGAACCGTCTCAGTCTTAGCTCCTTGCTGTACCTTAACAATCCCATAAGGTCCATTCTCTCTTCCCCAACGCTCTATAAAGTCCTTAGCGTTATATGGGTCGAAGCCTAAAGAGCACACGTCATACTTACAATCCGAGATATGCTCCTCTAGGTCCTCGTAAATCTGCATTGGCTCCAGGACAGTACCTTCCATAACAACCAAAGAGCCTTCTTGAATGAATGTGTCATACTTCTCTCTGGCTGCTGCGGGAAGTTTCATGAGTGTTAGCGAGGTTATGTAGTTTCTGGTCTTGATTCCGAAGTAGCCACTTTTTAGAGGGAACAGGAATGTAAACGCGCAGAAGTCGTCGCCTTGCGAAAGGTCAATTCCAAGTGAGCACGGCATATTCCAGTACTCTCTTTTGTTATGAGGTTGAATCTCATCGTATGTAAAGAAGTATGAAAATCCTTCCATCGGAAGACCAAAACGCTTAGCTAAAATATCGTTCCTTGCAGAAGGCGATTTTTCGGCTCTTTCAACGTCTAATTGGTATGTCTCGTAAGTTACAGTCCTACCAATATTCGGATTGGCTTTCTCCCACATCGAAGGATCTGCAATTTCCTTGATCGAGTCGAGCTTGTACCAAAAGATCGAAACATGAGGGTTAATGTAATCACCTTTTAAGATAGATTCGAGCTCCATCTTAATGGTATCACCAACGCCATTTCTCACAGTGCCTTCTGAAGAGGCTGCTATGATGATATAGTCCTCGTTTGGATCCTCGCCTTGCACTTTCGTAGCACCTTGCTCCAAAGCGCCGATGACATCTTCTCTGATGTCTCCGGAAAGCCATTCATCTATAGTTGCCACCTTAAGCTTAAGTCCCTGAAGTTTTGCTATAGACATTGGTCTTACTTCTAAAAGGGAACCTGTAATAAAGTTCTGAATACCTTTTTTCGTAGAAGCAAGTCTTTGCCTATCTGCAGTAGATCCATTGGTGTTATGTACGGTTCCTTCTGTCAGGAACTTAAACAGCGGACCTCTTGAGATCGTTATTGAGGTACGAATCGGGGATAGGACTTCCTCTCCCTGAGCCATTGTTGGGGCGGTGGTAACCTGATGTGTGGTTTCTGCGTCGCAATTCAGGAAAAAGCTCTGAATCGTAGACATGTACATTGATTTTGCAGCACCTCTGGCTACGATAAGATACTGTTTGTTAATGAGGCGCTTCTTAAACCGTTTGGTCACATAATGTCCGCCTGGTTTGTCTTCATATTTAACG